CTTCGTACTGTAGTAGAACTTGATCGCGGATAGTTTTTGGCGTGAAAGAAAGGTCAATAAGTTCTTCATTGCGTTTCCAGTTCCGCAACGAGAATGCATCATCAGCGACCAACTTGTCAACTGGCGTTGCTAGCCAATTCTGAAGTTTGTCGTCGAAGATGGATCGTTGGCGACCCTTGTTGACAAACACATCGTCCGGACTGAGGACGTTCGGGACACCATCACCCTTGTCGCCTCTGATGATATGCTCTTTCAGATACAAGGAGGGATGGTCACACACGATCTTCTTCTTTTGCTTCGGATCGAATTGTGAGACATTCGAGAACTTCTGCAGCTGACGGAAGTCGTGATCACCAGAAAGAATCAGGATGGATTCCTTGCGCTCAAACACCGGGATGATCGGAGAATCGTTGTCGTCTCTAAATTCATGAGAGAGAACACCGATGATGTCGTCAGCCTCAGCTCCGTCAACATCAATCACGCGCCAAGGAAAGAATTCCTTCAGCTCCTCGCGAACGACATTGAAAGTCTCGAAGATTGTCTTCCAATCCATCTCAGATTCTTCGCGATGCTTGTGGCGCATGGCTTTGTAATACGGGAACACTTTCTTCCGCCAGGAAGAACGCGTGTCGGTCGCGATTACCATCTCACCGTATTCTTTGAACTTCACCCGGAACGAGCGAAGCTGGTTGAGGATCATGTGCCTCAACATGCTTTCATCAAGTTGCGCATTCTGATGGTTGCCTAGTTGTACAGATAGATTGGCAATCATCGTCTGCTGCAAATCACAGATTATCACTTACGATTCCTTTGGCTCATCATCACCAAATGTGGATACAAATTCCTGAGTGAACTCTTGAAGAGGATGGTAAGTGTTCTTTTGACGCATGACCAAACTCATGATAGACTCACGCAGCATAAATGTATCATACGGATGCGCGGTTTCAATATCAACTCTATCGGCCAACTCTGCGATCACTGAGTTGGTGAGTGCACAAACAACCTCATAATGCTCTCGATAGGATTCTTCGAAAGCATCATAAGGTGTTTGTGGTTTATCTTTGGTTCGGAAGAAATCTACAACATCGCCCATTGGCGGCTCCAGTGGTTATCCACTGGTAGTTATACCGTCTTAGGAATCTCCGCCAGGAAGCGCTTGGGGATGGTGTTGCTGGGATAGTTGCCGGTTTCGCTGTACGTCATAGACCAGTGCTCGACGCCAGTCATCCTGCTATCGTCATTGGCGACGCCATAGTCGGCATACATGAGCCGATACACTTTCTCACCAGCTTTGAAGGGTGGCGAATCCACCAACACCATGTACGCCGGCTTGGTTGTGGGATCGAACGACATCACGAAAGGGTCTCCAAATTGTTATAGTCAGTGGGAGTTTCGAACAGCGGACCGTCGCACAGCTCCATGATGCCCGTGCCGTCTTCCAAAGGATCGGGCACGACGAAGCCCATTTCCTCGTACTCGTCACGGAGCCGGAGAGTCTCCATCCGGCTCGTGTTGGTGACTTCACCCAGAAAGACTTCGCCCTTCTCGTCGTAGTAGTGAAAGGCGTAGTAGCGACCTTTGCTCATTGGAACACCCTCAGGAGAATCGTATCGGTGGACGTACGGCAGTTGGATTCGAACTCGTTGGTCGTCAACCGATTGTACTGCGTGCCGCAGCTTGATCGGGTCATGCTCATCAGCGACGCCAAGAATTCGGCAGGCTTGCGCACCTTCTTTGCGCGACCCTTGGCGTTCACGATGTTCGTTCGCCGGACCTGGATGCCCTTCTCGTCGTTGGCTTCGAAGATGGTCACAATCCGGCGCTTGGTGTCGAACGTGATCAGAGCCTTGGCGCCGACGATTCGGGAGGGATCGATGGACGCCACCTTGTATTCGGTGTTGTCCTTCTGGAAGCGCAGCCTGGAAACCTGCTTCGCTGCCGGGACTTCCTTCTTCTTGCGCGGCTTGCGAACGCGTTCCTTCTTCGCTTTGACGAGCGCCTCGAGATCACGCTTGAGGTTCACCACGAACATTGCCAGGCGCTGCTTGGTGTTCTTCTTCAGGAACTCGTAGCCTTCATTGAGCTGATCATCGCGACCACTGTAGAGGGCAAGGAATTCCGTGATGGTGTGCTCGAAGTGATCCAGCAACAGCTTGGCTTGCGTGGCAGAACAACTCTGGCGCGTCAGGGCTTCGTAGAAGTTGACGTCGATATCCTTGTCGGACTGGACCTGTTCGATCAGGTCCTCGATGTAGTTCACCATCGGCGCGATGCCGGTATTCACCGGACGCTCACGCTTGGGCTTTTCGACCGGCATGCCGTCGTCATCCAGTTCGACCACCGATTTGTCGCGAGCCAGAAACTTTGCGACTTCTTCGTTGAGGCGAACCTTGATGTCGTCATCCAGGATCGTGCCGTTGCACAGCATCCGAGAGACGTAAGCCCAGGTTTCGGGGAACTTCTTCCCCCTGCGATCAGCGAACGCGATCTGATCCTTCGTGTATCCACCCTCGGTTTCGAGGTAAGCAACGAGGAATTTCGCACGCTGGTCCGGTTCGACGCATTGCGCGTACCAGTTGAAAGCTCGGACCAGCTCCATCTTTCCCGGGAACATCCCAAGGGAAGGTTCCCCGCCCAGCTTGATCTGGGCAACCGAAATAGCACGTCCAACAAACTTTGGCTTCTTCGGCTTCGGCGCCCTGAGCACCGACTTTTTCGTTGACATAATTTTGACCCCCTTTCACTTACGTGGGTGACTTCGTTCTACGGAAGTAAGTCTGCCCTAGGAAGCCTCGGAAAGCAAGAACTATTTGACCTTTAGGATCAATAACTTACAAAGATAGGCAGCTAAGTCATTGATTCATAAAGCCAAATTTAGCCATGTAGTAGGAGTCAATGATGTCCGAACTAGGGTTTGACCCCTTAGTTTGGTTGATAGCCGTACGAAGGTCGGCGTAACCGGTTTCGGCTACGAAGGCTTCCTCCATTTTGGCTTTATCGGAGTTGCCCTTGCCGGTCGCAAACTTTTTGACGGTGGTTGGCGCGGGCGTGATGAACGAGATACCTTCTTCCCACAAGATCTGCTTCAAAACACCGGTGTTCTCTGCAATGTTGAAGACCAATCCCTTAGCGCCAAGAGCGTAACCTTCTATCACTACTAAGTGTGGCTTCCAAGAAGCCATCAAAGAACGAACCCATTCAGCACTTTGGCGGAACCGCTGTTCTTGCGAATCATAGAAGTCTATAGTGTAGTGATGGAAACGACCAGAGCTTTGTAGCTTCTTGCCATCGTTTCTGAAGTAGAATTCGCAATTGGAAAAATCCCAGCTGTCGCTTTTGTGAAAGCAAACAGCTGGGCTTGTCATCGAGTAGTCAATACCAGCAATAATCACAGTCGATCCTTGTAGAGGGTTCGACTGTAACTATCCTCAGAGGAAACCGAATCCGCCGGTGTTCTTAGCCTTGGCTTCAAGATGTTCAATGAATGCTTCAGCAGCACGGAGAACTGCCTTGACGCGAGCTTCAGCCGTGTAAAACGTTTCTTGACTCTGCGCGACTACTTGGTGAGCGAGCTGCAGAATGTCAAAATGCAGATGTGGAGCAGAATCAAGAAGAGTGGTTACCTTCTTGTCAGCTTCGGCAATTGCATGGTCAGCAGCATGCTCAACTGTACCAGCAGAAACGCCAGTCAGAGCGGAAACAGTCGAAGCAGCAACGTCTTCAACATTTTGGGCATCGATGCCCAGAGAACCAGTTGTGTTCATAGTTGGTAACCTTCAAAATCAGAATCATCAATCTTAGTGTCCAGAACGCCGATTCTATACGACGTGATCTGGGTTTCTTGTGGGGCGACTTGTACATCACCACCGGAAATCCATTTCTTTGTCCACGGCATCGGATCAGACGCCGCGTGCTTGTAGTCACTCTCGTACCCAAGCAAACTCATGCATTTGTGTGCTCGATGCTCAACAAACAACTCAAGCATCTCATAGCTCAGACCAAGCATCGATCCGTGCTGGAACAAATATTTTGCCCAAGCCTTTTCTTGATCAACTGCTCGTTTGAACATCTCCTTCACTTCATCAGTCGTCTCTTCAATGATTTCCTGATAGTCAGGATCGTCAGAGAGAATTTTGATGATGTGCTGGGTTCCAGCAAGATGCAGATTTTCATCACGAGCGATGAACTTGATCACCTTCGCGTTGCCTTCCATCATCTTCTTCTGTTCAGCAAATGCCCAGGAACAAGCAAAGCTGACGTAGAACCTGATACCTTCCAAGATGTTCATCTGGACGAAAGCCAGATAGATCAATTTCTTCAATTCAAAGACAGAGATCGATAGGCTTTCGACCTTTTTGTCATTGAGGATCTGAAACTCACCTTCACCGAACAAGTTGTAGAACGCACCGTACTTGTACAGCTTGTCGAAGATATCACTGGTGTCACGTACAGAATCCACAACCTCTGGAATGGTCAGAATGCTATCAAGCACCTTGCCTGGATCAGTGGGAAACACGGTTTGAATGATATGCGTGTACGAACGCGAGTGGATGGTCTCGAAGAATGCCCAGGTTGAAATCCATACCTCAAGCTCTGGTTGACTAACCAATGGTAGAATGGTGATAGAAGGACCACGAGCAGCAAACGTATCGGAAAGGATCTGTCGCTTCAAATTGCTGACAAAGATGTGTTGTTCAGCTTCAAGCAATTTGCGGAAGTCCTTTTGATCTCGAGTTAGATCGATTTCGTCAGGAATCCAGTTGTATGAGTGAGCACGCTGCGTCAGTTTCAACAGCTGTGGATAGCGCACTCTATCATATCGTGCAATACCAACCGTTGCACCAAGGAACAACGGTTGATCAAGTTGATTCGTTTCTGCAGAACCAAGCGTGCTGTATGTCATTAATCTTGTAGCCTTGTTACCAGTCGGTCGAGTTTGAATTTGCGTTCTGCAACAAAATCATCGCGCACATCTAGAATATGAATGAGCTGATCGACCATGATAGAAACGTCGGCAAGCTCAGAAACGATTCCAGAACCTTCAACTCCCTTTCCACGGAAGAAGCACTTGCTGATGGCAACCATCAATTCGCCAAGCTCTTCCATAGACTGTTGGGCTTGTGCAACATGTCCATACTTCACGAGAGCCATCTGATAAATGGCAGCCTCATTGATTGGAACTGCTGCACATGGGCCATCGTGGCCAGCAGAACGAGTGCAATTCCAATCACCAAAAG